GTCAAAGCACGCCATCCGGAAGGCGTTTGCTGCGGAGGTGGACTCAGACTAGAATCGGCGTGGCTGGACGCCCGGCCAGCGTCGTAGCCTAAGCAGTCCGACCTCTCACCTTGGGACCAGGGCTGTAGGCGTCGAGGGAGCGATTTGCAGGTCTTTCCCTCGGCGCTCTTTTCCTTCTGAGTCGACCAACCGTCCTTGACGGCCTGCGCGCCGGCGCGTCTATTCTGAGGTGCATATTGCATCACTCAGAGAGGGCGTGTCATGAAGTGCGAGCGCTGTAACCGGAAGCTGGGAAACAACCCCGCTGGCGTGTCGAGGCTGACCGAAGTCACGATCAAGGGCCGTCGCGCCACCTTCTGCGATGGTTGCAGAACGATCACGGCGGCAGTCCATAAGGTCACTGATCCACGGGTCGTCGAAGTCGAGGCGGAACCGGACGTCGACGACGAGGACGAGTGGGTCCACAAGGGCGGCGGTTACTACGAAAACAGCGTTACCGGCGAGACCCGGCGCGGTCGGCCCGAGGAGGACGAGGACGACGAAGAGGGGGAGGGCGAGGCGGCTGAGTAGATGCCGTTCACCGGACCCGATGATCCCAACCTCCCCTCGAACGTCCAGAGCCGCGATGAGCGCATCCGTGCCCAGTGGGTCGAGGTCTGGAACGGCATTTTCAACCGCTGCATCCTCATCAACCGCGACAAGACAGCCTGTGAAGCCGACGCCTTCCGACAAGCGAATGGAGTGATCAAGATGGCCGATCTGAAGACGCGCGACGTCCCCGACCAGAAGGTCCTCAAGGTCGGGCGCTGGCACGGCCAGGGCTGCCCGGAGAAGGGCTGCGAGTTCACCGCCGAGCATCTCGACGCGATGGTCGAGACCTACAAGGAGACGAAAGGGGAGTTCGAGCCGCCGGTGAAGCTCGGCCACAACGAGCGTCAGCGGCTCCTCGGCGAGGATGGCCTACCCAACGCCGGCACCATGACGAATATCCGGCGCTCCGGGGAGTTTCTCGTGGCGGATCTCAAGGACGTCCCTGAGACGGTGGCGGACCTGATCGACGCGAACGGCTTTAACAGCCGGAGCGCGGAGATTCTACAGGATCACACGATCGGCGAGAAGAAGTTCAAGTGGGCGCTTGTCGGGCTGGCGCTGTTGGGCGAGACGCTGCCGGCCGTGACTGGTCTGGGAGACGTCGAGAAGCTCTACCAGAGCCTGCATCTCGAGCTTGACGAGAAGGCGGCGATCGTCATATTCGAGGAGGGGACCCAGCTCGCCGACGTCGATGCGCTCCTCGGTGACTTCGAGAAAACCGCGACAGCGATTTCCAGCCTGATAAAGAACCGGCGCGGGGCGCCGACGGTCCGAGAGCTCGCGCGCGCCTTCAGAGAGGGCGTCAAGCGCGCGCTGAATCCCAAGAAGTTCGCCGGAGACGGCGGGGAGGTAGATATGGCACTCGCGGAACAGCTCCGGACGCTGCTTGGTCTCAAGGAGGGTGACGACGTCGTAGAGGCGATCAAGCTCCTCCACGAGAAGGCGAAGACTATGCCCAAGAAGGGCGACGACGATCCGAAGGATGGCGATGTAGCGCAGCTACGGGCCGACCTCGACGAAGCGTCGCAGCAGATCGTCAAGCTCACGGGCGAAGGCGCGGCACGTCAGGCGACAGAGCTCGTCGACGGGCTGATCGCCGAGACCCGGTTGCTTCCCGCGCAGCGGGGAGAGGCGATCAAGATGGCGCTCCGCGACTACAAGGGGGCAAAGGCCTTCTTCGAGACGCAGCAAAAGGGCGCCATCAAGCTCGGTGAGCGCGGCACGGCCGACGACGAGACGATCGCCGGCCTCGAGCCTACCGAGTCGCAGATCGAGATGGCGAAGTCGATGGGCATCTGGTCGCCGGAGCAGCGCATCTTGATCATGCGCGACAACGCTACGGCGAAGGGAATTGAGCTCCCAGCCGACTTTGGCAAGACGAAGAAGGACGAGGACGACTAGGTTCTCGATTCGGCGTCTCACCTGAGGCGGCGGAGTAGGAACCACCTGATACGAATACGGAGGATTGACACGATGATTCGACTCATCTTTATGATGGTCACCGCCATGGTCGCCATCTTCGGCCTCGCGCCGATGGCGGCGCTAACGGCGGACCGCAGCACGGACAGCAAGATCGGCGACATCGCCGTCTATCCGGTGAGCGCCACGACGCAGATTTATAAGGGGTCGCTGGTCATGGTTGACGCGGACGGCTTCCTTATCCCTGCGGCGGATGCGTCAGGCGGTCGGGTCGTGGGAGTCGCGGACGAGAACGTCGATAACAACCCTGGCTCTGACGGAGACCTCAACTGCCGCGTTGTCGCTGGCCGGAAGTTCCGCTTCGCGGCGACGGCGATCACGCAGGCGATGCTCAACCAAGTGATGTATGTCGTCGATGACCAGACATTCGACGACAGCGCCGGCACCAACGCCATCAAGGCAGGTAGGCTTGTTGAGTTCGTCTCCACGACTGAGGGGTGGATTTACATCCAGAAGGGCGGACTTCACGAAGGGATCACCGCCGTTGCGGCCCCTGCCGGTGGAACCGGTGCGACCGCCGGCGCTTATGACACCGCCGGCAACAGGGACCTAATGATCACAGTTGTAAACGCGATGAGGACGCTCATCAACGAAGGGATCGTCTAACCAACCTCAGTTCCTCTCCCTCACGGTGAAGATGTAGTAGCCGGACAGCGGCGAGAGCCGTTGGGAGCGGTCAGTTTTAAGGAGAGGAACAGATGGCCATTGTAAATAGTGACCGGCTCGCGGGTATCCTGACCAACTTCCGCGCGCTGTTCCAGAAGGACTTCGACGCAGCCCAAGCCTTCCAGGGCTGGAAGCAAATCGCCATGACGATCGACTCGAAGACGCTCACGGAGACCTACGAGTGGTTCGGGACGGTCCCGGTGATGAAAGACGTCACCCATGACGAGCTCACGCTCTCCGACCTCGGCAACTTCAACTTCTCGATCACCAACGCCATCTATAAGGCGGGAATCGAGGTCCGGCGCGACGCCATCGAGGACGATCGGCTCGGATCGATCATGCCTCGTCTACGGCAGCTCGGCGGCGAGGCGGCCCGTCACCCTGGCGAGCTCCTCTTCAATCTGATAGAGGACAACAACAACGCCTACGACGGGACCGCCTTCTTCGCGGACACGCGAGTGATCGGCAAGTCGGCCAACATCGACAACCTTCTCGCCGGCGCCTACGGTGACGGGACGGTGGCTGAGTTCCAGGCCGGGCTGAAGGCGGCTCGCGCCGCGATGCGCGCCTTCCAAGATGACCAAGGCCGACCCATGAACCTGATCCCGAACGTGATCGTCGTCCCGCCCGATCTAGAGGAGACGGCCTGGCAGTCGATCGCAACGGACCGCGCCGGCCGCCAAGACCGCGCGACGATGCCGGCGAACATCTCCGGCACCTTCCAGGCTGGCGGCTACACCGTCATCACCAACCCCTTCCTAACCCAAGTCGACGACTGGTTCGTCTTCCACGTCGCCGGCGCCGTCAAGCCGTTCGTCTACCAGACGAGGATTGCGCCGGCGCTCGAGGGCATCACGACCCCGAACAGCGAGAGCGGAGTGATCCGTGATCGATTCATCTACGCCGTCCGCGCTCGCTACGCGGTCGGCTATGGGGAGCCTCGTCACGGAGTCAAGCTGATCGACGCTTAAAACAGCGATTAGGCTCGGCGTCCGGTCCCGGCGCGGCCCGGTCCCCGCTAAGGGGCCGGCCGCCGGGGCCTAGTCGGAGGAGAAACGGTCGGAGATGCCTTACGCGATCCTAAACGACGTCATCAAGCTCTTCCCCAAGTTCGGGGACCTTGGCGGTACGACCAAGCCGACCCGCCAGGACGCCGACGAGATGGTGACGCACATCGACAACGAGGTCAACGTCTCGCTCGCTGGCGCTAACTACACGGTGCCGGTGACGGCGCCCCAGTTCTTCCTCGACTGGTTGAAGGTCGTCGTCTCGTACGGTGCCGCCGCCGCCATCCTCAAAGAGATGTTCCCCGCCGCGTCCGGGCCCGGCGAGAACCCCGCGTTCGCCTTCTGGGAGAGCCGTTACAAGGCTGCTCTGAAGGGCATCAGAGACGGGTCGCTGGTGCCGCCGGACGTCGCGGCCACTGGCGCCTTCGCCGCGCCGTCGACCTACTTCACGCGGAATCCGGATGAGGAGGAGGACCTCGGCGACATCGCAGAGCCGGGGCTTGAGGTAGCGACCGAATGGTAGCCCGCTTCGGCTTCGAGGTCTCCGGCGAAGTGCAGATCGCCAGGCTGTTCTCGCGCTTTGCCGACGGCGTCGAGGACATCAGCGACCCACTTGAGGAAATCGCCGACGACTTCTTCGAGGTCGAGCAGCGCCTCTTCGATTCCGAGGGCGGGACCGGCGAGCATGGCGCTTGGGCGCCGCTCTCGCCGCGTTATGCCGCATGGAAGGCGCGGGCTTTCCCTGGCCGGGGGATACTCGTCGCCGAGAACCGGATGAGGCAGAGTCTCACGACAAGGACGGGCGACAGCGTCCGCAAGATCGAATCACTGGAGCTCCGCGTCGGGACGCGCATCCGCTCGAAGGGCGGCTTTCCATATCCGGCAGCACACCAGACGGGGACGTCGAAGATGCCGCGCCGCCGGGTGATCAACATCGCAGAGGGCGACAAGCGCAACTGGACCCGCTTCGTCCAACGCTACCTCGTCGGCCTGTCCCGATCCGGCGTCCGCGCGTCCCGAGGCGAATCGCTGCGCGCCGGCGCGCGGGCCATCCTACAGGGTTTCGGAGCGAGTGGTGGCTGATGGCTGACGTTGAGGACCTGATCGACGAGCTCCGCAACTACATCACCGACAACTGGGCGGCGAAGGCGCGCACGGTCAACGCGGCTCACAAGGCGGATGCCGACCCGATCGAGATCGAGGAGGACCTCGCGGCTGTGTTCATCGCTGAGCAGTCGCTCGAACAGGTCTCCCAATACCCGATCGTCTATCTCCTCGCGGACCGGAGTCGAAATGAAACCTTTCAGGCCGCTGGTGACGACGATTGGAGCATCCGGGTCGACATCGGCGTCTTCGAGATTGACCGGGATCGGGAGCGGTTACAGCGCAAGATGTTCCGCTACGTCGAGGACGTGATTTGGGCGCTGCTGAAGGATGCCCACGTTGCGTCGCCGAAAAAACTGACGTGGCATCTCGGCACCAGCGGCGAGCTGGTCGAAGTTGATTGGGGAGCGATATTGACCCGTGGTGAGGAGTTCATGAACGATGCGAGACTCACCGTCAGGTTCAGGAAGTAGGTGATGGGCCGTGCCGACTAAGAAACGGGCGACGACGCGCCGCTGGCGGGCGCTGAGGGGATTCGGCTACCCGGCGGACATTGAGATTCGCAAACGCATCCGAGCTGGCGAAAAGATCGAGGTAGAAGAGCGCGGCCCGAACGTCGAGATCCCGGAGGGCGCCACGTTCATGGCCATTGATCTGCCCGAGGATGTCCGCGAGTCCTGCCTGCAGTATGCCAAGCCGGTGCGGAAGAGGAAGGGAGGAAACGATGGCTAAGATCGGCTCTCCCGATGTCGGCTTTTTCCTGATCGGCGGCTTCGATCTCCTCGGGGTCTCGGTGACGGCGTTCAACTTCAAACACATGGCGGAAGTCGAGGAGGAAACCGGGTCCGGCGATGGTGATGAGGTTTGGGCTGCCGTCGGCCTTTCCCGCGGCGAGCTCTCACTCTCCGGCTTCTACGAGGACGCCGCCGGCAAGAGCGATGCGGCGCTGATCTCGACCGGCAGCGACCGGGTTGTCCTAATCGGCCACGAAGGGAACACGATCGGCAAGATCGCGCAGGGGTTCGCCGGCGCTGTCGAAGGCGTCTACAACCGAGTCCTCGAACTCGCGAAGCTACACAAGGCGAACGCCAACTTCAAGATGAACGGGCCCATCGAGCGCCATCGGATACTCCACGCTCACACGACGGAATCGGCTGCCTCAGGGGATACCGAATCGACATCCGTCGACAACGCGGCATCGAGCGCGGACGGGGGTGCCGGCATCCTCCAAGTCGAGGACCTCACGCTCGGCGGCTACACCGACGTCACGATCAAGGTCCGCGACTCGACCGATGACATCGTCTTCGCCGACCTCATCACGTTCACCAACGTCACCATCGCGAAGACGGCGTTGCGGGCGATTGTCGCCGGCACAGTCAACCGCTATCTCGCAAGTTCGTGGCTGTTCAATGGGGCCGGAGGTGGCCAATCGATCAAGTTCGCCGTCGGCTTCGCTAGAGGCTAGAAGGCAGGAGGTAAGGCATGATTAGAATCGTCAACTGGATTCGGCGATGGTTCACGAGGGCCGTCGCGATTCTCGCCCAGGAGGGCGGATTCGCCCGCTACGGTTTCCCTGATCTATTGGTCGAGTTCGACAACGCCAGCGCGGCGCCGATCGATATGTCGACCTATGTTGACACCATCGGCGGTCAGTCTAAGGAAGCGGTACTCGAAGAGATCACAGCCGCCGGCGACGCCGATGAGCGCTGGGCGGCTGTCGGACTCAACCGGCACGGCGAGATCACGTTGGGCGGCAAGTACGACGACACGGCCGCCACGGGTCCGGAGGTGATCTTCAACGCGCCGGGCAACACGACGACGAGGACGTTGAAGTTCACCTATGGAGGGACAAAGACGTTCGAGATCGAGTGCATCATCAAGAGCTTCGCCGTCGGCATGAGCCAAGGGGAGCTCGATACATACGAGGTCGTGCTACGGCCCACCGGCGCGGCGACCGAGACGTAGGATAGCAATTGGGGCGTTGAGGCGGTCTCTCGGCCATCTCAACGCCCCACAATCGATTCTAAAGGAGGACCGGAAGATGACAGAGAAGCTACAGGCGGTTCCGAGCCGACCAACGAAGCTGCCGCCGCGAACCGTGATCTGTGATGACTTCGAGGTCGTGATCGAGGGTAAGCGTTACTGGCCCCATGCCGGGCAACGGCTGAAGATCAGCGGCCAGGGGTCGATCGATGACGTCGTC